AAACCAGATAACATAACTTCTTCTTCAAAAGCTCTGTCACTGTTTTCGTTAGTATAAATTTCAGCATGCTGATTTTCATACCTTTTATATTCCAGCCCAAATAGTGCATTCAGGCCTGGTTCTAGTTCTTTGACTAGCTGTGATCGTGATATTGCCATAGTCTAATTGCTCCTATTAATTGTGGCCGTTGAACGAATTTAGGTTCGATACAACGATTACAGAATGTCTAACTGCAGTAGCGTCCTCATTTTCAGGATCTTCTGCTGATCTTAACATTCTAAATTGTTTACCGTCCGCTGAAGTAGTCGCGATGTCTAGAGTAGACGAAGACTTACCAGTAGTATCGCTACCAGCTGATGTGTTCATGTCATACGTTTCTAGAAATGTTGTTACTCCAGTTGCCGCATCCGCTGCAACCACGTATTGCTGGAAAGGGTCGTCTATTACAAAGGCAGTTGTGTCTTCACTGTTAGCTGGTGTAATAGTTGCTTTGTAGAAGTTCGAAAATGTCGGCTTCAAAGTGTCAGCCGCATTAAAGAATATTCCGTTCAAAACACCTACGATATTTGCAGCAGAACCATTTCCGCCTACTACATAACCGCTAGAGATTTTAACACATTCACCATTGTATATAGTTGTGCTGTGGCCAGCATCGATTTTGTATTTCCCTTGACCTTGGATAGATGGTCCACCACCTAATCTTCCAGCTGGGATAAGTCCAAAACCTTGTCCGTTTCTATTTGCCATAGTTTTCTCCTATTCCAATGTTAGTTTTAATCCGATGATATTTAAAATTACTTTTTAGTACCACCGAAGGTTACACGAGATTGCCTATCAACATTGATTGGCATCCTACTATCCTGCTCCTTCATTAGATCGTTGTTTACGGCTTCGTTTTTTTCTGCATGACGCGAGGTCATATAGTCTTGACGTTGCTTCGCAATCTCTTCAGGTACCTTCGCAAGAAGAAGGCCACCAACCCCAATCACTCCCTTGTATTTGCCCTCATCGAGGACTGGATAATCAGATGCGTTTTCAACTTCTTCAGCTCTAACTAATTCATAACCTTCTCTAATTCGTCCAGTTATGTTTTTAGTGTCTTGAAAGCCGACGCTCTCTGCTCTTATCCATCTATACCTGAATCCATCAGGTGCAGGGGGTGCATCTAGAGAAGATGGTGGAACCCACACTTTTGGTCTTTCAGACTTTGACCGTGTTTGGTTCGCACGAGAAGTATTTTTATTTTCGTTTTCCATTTTACGCTCCTTCCGTGTTTTTTAATTGTTTTGCGTACTCTTCGAGTGGCACTCCTAATTTTTTAGCTATTGCTACCTGTGATGAAGTGAGTTTCACAGTTTTGCGACCAGGCTTTACGCTTCTTGAAGCTGAAGCAACTGTCTGAACAGGGGCGGTCGATTGCTTATCTCCGTTTTTACCAAATTTATGTGGAAAGTCAACTCGTATTCTCTTATCAACTTCCTCATAATACTCATCAGAACTAGGATCATACCCTTCTTTTTCAGTAAGATCCTTATGTATCTCAAATGCAGTGTATGTCATTGCTCTATCTGTTCCAAACCAAGAATTTTTAGAAGCCCATGCTTCGGCTCTAGGATCTGGGTTTATTGGATCATCTTTTTGAGGGACATTAACATTAGTTTGAGATAGGCTTTGAACAGGTTTTTCAACTTGTTGTCTACCCTCTTTCACTTGTTCTAGTTTTGCATTCTCAAAAGCGAGTGTTGCAATTCTTTTATTTGCCTCAACTTGAGCATTTGCATCTCCAGCTTCAATAGCTGCCGCTAATTCTTTTTGTGCAGCTTCTAAACCTGTTTGAATACTTGTCTCAAATTTTTTAACATAGTCAGCGTCAGTTTTTTCAAACTTTGACTCTAATTGTTTTCTAGATTCTTCTACACCTTTGGCATAATCTAAAGCTGCTTTTTCTCTTCTTTCAGCTTCTCTCATTTTACGAGTTAGTTTCGCAATACGAGACTGCACACCTTTACTGTAGTCTTCTAGTTTCTCATCGTCTTTTTCTTCTAACTTTGTTTCTCTTTCATTTTCATATGTCTTATCTGTTTCTTGTTCCGTGCTTTCCGTTTCTTGTTTAGGTGCTTCGGTTTCTACAACCGCTTCTTCTTTACTCTCTTCAATATCAATATTTACATCAGGGCCTGATGTATCTATAGGTACTGTCTTCTTTTCTTCTTCTGGCATAGTTACTCCTTCCTATGATTAAAACTCATGCAAGATGTCCTCTGGACTATCAATTGTTGCTAACACTTCATCGTCGTTTAGCAGACGCATTTCCCCACCATCTATTTTTATTCGGCTGCCTGCATAACGCGCAAACATAACCCAATCTTTCTCCTTGCACCACGGACCTTCTGGATATCTCTCCTTATCCTTATAACATTGTGGACCCATGGCTAAAACCAATCCTACTTGTGATGCAACTTGTTGTCGTTCTAAAGTAGTTTCTGCTAACACTAATCCACCTTTAGTTTTTTCTTTCATCTTGAAAGGTAAAACTATCATTCTCCATCCAGTGGGTTTTGGTAAGTTTGGTTCTTTTTCTGATTTTTTTAAACCAACAAGATCATTGTTTGGTTTTAATATCGATGACTGTTCCTTCATTTTGCTCCTTGTCTTCTAGCAGGTTAGAGATTTCCTGTAGTGTTGCCTCTAAGGCATTTATTTGTCCTATTATATATCTATATTTTTCCATACTGTCAACACCACCTGATGTTACCGATATGGATAAAGCTTCTAGTCTAGTTCTTAAAAATTTAAGTAGTTTGTTTATGACGGTTTCTAATTGCATCTTTGCCTTTCTTTGCAATAGAAGCAACTTGACTTTTACCCATCACTTTAGCTCGTTGCTCCATTACAGTTAGTATTTGTATTTTTCTTGCAAACGGTTTGTTTACACGTTTAACTTTTGCAACAGTTGCTCTCGCATCTGATGGTGTTGCAAATTTTATTTTAACAGTATCTCTAGGATTTTCATCCGTATACAATCTTCTTCCTGAACCTTTTGGTTTTTTACCTGTACCTTTTTTAGGATCTGCCATTAAAATATTTTGTAAGGTAAAATTGAATCTAACTCTTTATTTAATTCGCTTTGTATCATTGGATCTAATTCAGCATTTATCCAACTTTTTGCAAAAGAGGTAAATAGACTAGCTAAAGAACTAGCCATCCAATCAAATGCACCCAATCCGCTCATGTTGTGATCAATGTTATCATAACTTGTACTTATAGAACTCATTTTAGCTGCAACTAATGTTGCTGAAGCTAAATTTATTGTACATGTCATAGTTCCTGTAGCAATAAGATCATTAATATACATTACATCTTTCGGAGTAATATTTATTTTTATTCCGCAAGTATTAGTAGTTACAGGTGCTGACGCAGTAACATTTAAATGTTCTGCTGTAAGTTTTATTTTTGTATCTAATGCAACAGTATAGTTTCCGTTGCCATCATCTACGATGTCACCATTTTGAGTTAGGTTTTTAATATATAAACTTGAAAGATGTTCAATTTTTTGTACGCTTACTGCTGCAGTGTAATCAAAATTACATCCCATCCAACTTGAATGTGAAGATTCTTCACATGAGTAAACATCATTCCAAGGATCCATTCCTTCGTTTACGATTAAGGTATCTAAACCTTTTGTTATGATTGAGGGTAAAGCAGATTCTATCTGGTTTACTAAGTCTTGTATCGCCATATTTCTCCTTTTTAGTTATAAAGATGTAATTAACACTTCCATCTTCTACGAGCCTGCCTTAGTCTTGAGTTAGGATCTGCTGCAGCTTTAGGAAATTTTTTCATTTGGCCTGCGCTTCTTGCACAAAAGGACTTACGTCTCTTCGCAGCTTTTGATCCTGGCTTGACCTTACCAGTGACCGCTGTTTTTAGTTTTGAACCGGGATTTTCTCTTCTATATCGGGCGACCCCAGCTTTTGTCATCCCTGCTCCAGACTTTGTGGATCTGAAATACTTTTTAGTTTTTGGTGGTTGTCTATCTTGTCTTCTCATTATCTCATTGCCATTCTTTTAGCCATGAAACCACCACCCATTGCTTTAGTTCTTTTAGCAAATGTTTTGACATTAGTTGGTTTACCACCAACACCTTGAGCAACTGCTCTTTTTCTAGATACTGCAGATTTTCTCTGACCCTCAGACATAGATCTTGCTTTTGCAAGAGGAACACATTTTGGATATTTACGTTTTGCATCTGCTTTCTGTTTTGATCTTCCGCACTTTGAGAAAGAACCATCTTTCTTTTTACTTCCTATGTCTACCCACTTTTGAGCAAACCATTTATCAAGACCATTCTTAGCCATGACATTAAGAATTTTTTCCGATAGCTTCTCTGTTCATGCCTCTTTTACAGAGTCCACCACCTTTTAATTCTATTCTTCCACCACTTTTTTTAGAAGGTCTAGCTAATAAAATACCTTGTATCCCACCTATAGGACGTATTTTTTTAATTTTAAATTTTTTTTTAGAAGAACTTTCTGTAGCTTTTTTTAGACCTTTTAAATATTTTTTGTATTCTTTAGCTTCTTCCATAAATCTTCCTATGCGTACTTAGTTACTTTTTTTCTATCTGATAAAATTCTTCCACAACCTCTAGCAACACCACCTCTAAGATAGCCTTGTCTTTTTAGTCTAGCAGTTGCTTCCATTAATCCACCTTCAGCTTTTTTGCCTCTAAAGTCTTTTCTCTTTACACCAGATGGATCTTTAATTTTACCTGCACAAATTCTACTAGCATATGCATTCGCGTATGCGCTGGGATAAACTTTAAATTTTCTTTTCGCTGCTGCTTTACCTCTTGGACATAGTTTTGTCATTATGCTCTACCGCCTTTTTTCATATAACCCATTTTATTTCTAACTTTAGTTGGTAGTTTTGATAAACCTTTTTGAGTTTTAGGGTCTACTGGTTTTAATGAACCTTCTTTCATTCCGAATCTACGACCCATCATTCCACCGCCCATCATTTTAGCTCTGCCACCTTTTTTGGCTTTGAAAGCTTTGTCCATTCTTTGTTTAAAAGACTTATCGCTCTCACCTTTTAACTTTTGCATTTCCTCTCCAGACATTACTATTGAACCTCTTTTAGCCGCCTCTGATTTAAGAGTGTCTAGTTTTCTTTGTCTCTGCATTGGAGATTTAAATTTCTTTTTAGGTTTTGCTGCTGCTTTTAGTGAATCAATAAACTTTAATTCTTTATTAGATACAGCTCCTGTAATACCTTTAGCAATTTCTTTAGTTATTTTTCTTGCTGTTGGTCCCAAACGAGCTGCGGGTCCAGTGCCTTCTTTAAAATTTTTTCTATAATATTTGTTTACCATTATTTTTTTCCTCCGTTTCTAAAAATCTGCGTACCCTTTATACCATATATACTCGCCACGACAAGTATCCACAAATTTGTGAACCATGACGGCAGTGCTGAGAAATACTCAAAGAACAATTTTACTTTGTCCATGGCCATCGGATCGTCCGATACGACCGCCCACGCCAAAACTCCTATCGGAGCCGTGAGAACGAGTAAAACGAACTCGTCTTTCCAGTCCGATTGTCTTGCCTCTAGCAATTTGCCTTGGTATTCTGACTGTCCGTCGGCCATACGCTTTGCATGCATGTGTTGTGCATCAGCCATAGCCATCTTCGTCTCTTGACGCTTCTTAAATATGTGCGTCCCAGCCTGTAAAGCAACTTTTGCTAAACCAAACCAAGCCATTAGTATGCTTTAGAGTTTCTTTTCTTTTCTGCTAACATTCTTTTCTGACCGCCAACTGGCATTTCAGGTTTTCCTGTTGCAATATAGTTAAAAGCTTGATCAGCAGTAGTTTTAGATCTAGGATCTACCTCAATACTCTGTTCTGCAACTTTAACTTCTTTGATTTTATCAAGTTTTTGCATTTTTTACTCCTTATTTATTAATTATCATCTATCATAACTTTTGCGTCTTGTATACCGCTCTTTGCAAGACTCACTCCAGCTCTTAATTTAGCTAAATCTTCGTTCTGTTCTAATTTTTCATCAAAATTATCACCTGATTGCATTAATCTTGCTCTTGCAAGTTCTTGTTGTGCTTGGTCGTTGTCTTTTTTACGTTCATTTTCCATTGCACGAAGGTCAACTTCTCTAGATTTTAGTTTTAGAAGAGGATCGTTGTCAAATTGTGACGTAATTTTCTTTTCTTCCTTCATAAATTCTTCAGTCATCTCTGCAATCAACACAGATTTTCTAGATTCAATCTGATTTGTCAACATTTGTAGTTGTTGTTGT